GTGGAACTCCCATCAAAAAAAACACCACCCACCTTCTTCTTCGCTAAATCCATCTCTTCGGGTAGTCGATCCTGACGACTAAAGTTACATCTTTTACAGGCTGCGACTAAATTATCTGGATCATCTGAACCGCCCCTAGCTACTGGGATTACATGGTCGCAAGTGTTGGCCTCTTGGCCACACCAGAAGCAGATCCAGCCATCACGATTAAGGATTCGTAGCCGTAGCTTCTTCCACTGTGTCGAGTTGCTCTTACGCTGTGAGTGTAGAGTCATTAGTAATAGTTCCGTTCTTGATGGAATGCCCAAGCCTTGCAGCTCGTACCATAACGAATCGTAATGTAACGAAGACTGGCGTCTATCATGCGAAAGGGATCTAGGTCTCTGTAATGCTGTGATCGCATCTGGCCTAATCCGTAATGGCTTCCGTTCTTGGCTTTATAGTTCCATCTAGATTCTTTAGTGATGATCTTGTTAAAGCATTGGAACTCTTTGTAATCAAGGATTCGACTATGTGCGTAGAGCTTTAGATGATCTATAGAATAGTTAGCTGCTTTAGCTTCTGGAATGCTCGTTATTGATAGCGTTGCCGTTAAGGCAATAGCCGCCCCTAAACCTATCTTTCGCTCTTGCGAGCTACCCGCCTCAGCGGCTCGCTTCATGCGAAGAGATAGTAGCGCGCGTGTCAAGTAGCGAGCGTAATCTTGGGCGAGTCCCACAGGTTTACTAACACTGTGGATAAACCCTGTGGATAACTTCATGGCTTACCGCCCCAGCCGTTACCCTTAAACACGATGCCACCTAACGAGTAAACCCGCTTCATAGGGACAGTGCAATTATCACAGTAAGGATCTCTGGCCAGTGTGTCCTCGATGGGACGCTGGACTTCTAGCTCTTTACTACACACTTCGCACCTGTATTCATAGGTCGCCATTAGCTTCTCCAATTAGTGCCACTGTCATAGTCGAGCAGACGCAACACTGGATCGTCTTTACATTCTCTGGAAGATTATCTGTAATTACACGAATAAGTTGATCTGTGTCTTTCTTGCAGACTCGGCACTTAAAACGCAGCTTGTCCATAGTTGCTCCCTTTTAGATTTTCGATCGGCTGTAGATTCTTTTGATCTACCCACCAAGTAGGCTGCTTAGAGTTCTTATACTTAGGCCGCTTGGCCATGGCTACAGGTATCCAGCCCGCTAGTCTGTAATTCGGGCTAGTTCCCACGACTAGGACGGCGACATCGCTCTGGCGATCATTCTCGTAGATGATAAGCTGTCCGGAATCGTAGCGCGTCCACTTTACTTCGATGAAGCTTCCGACATCGGCCGTCTTCTTAAACTGTGAAGACCTTGGATCGAAATCGATGTAACCCAGATAGCGCGCGACCAGAATCTCGGCGACTATTGACTCGGCCACTTGCGCGACGTAATCATGAAAGCCGAGTTGTCTGTCGTATCGACTAAAAGCATCTGGCTGGCCTTGGATCTGTGCGATTCGTTCTAGAGCTACGGTGTGCGCTAAGACCTTATCTTCGATCGTGGGCTTTACCTTCATCTACATTCACCACAGAGCCAAATTAACTTCTCTCCCGCTTGGCCTTTCGTATAACCGAACGGATCTAGCTTCTTTACTTTTGCGCAGCTGTCGCATTGTTCGACTTTGTATTCTGCTATAACTTCGCCATTCTGTAGAAGCTTGGCTGTCATAGATTGCGGATAGATAATCTCGATTAAGTCGCTCATCTTTAGACCTGTGGCTTCCACTTGCCATCGCTGGCTAAGACGTACCAGAGCGGCGAACACTGTGTCGCCTTGGTTTTCTCGACGCAGAACCAACCGCCCCAAGCCTTACCAGTTTTAGCCTCTCCAGTCTTAAAGATTCGATGTCCATGGCTGCATTGTGGAGCTTCTGGAAGTAACTCTCCGCCCAGCTGCTTAGCGATCTCGTCCATAGAAGAGCCTAGACTCGGGATTCCGCTCTGCTCGGCTTCTTCTGCCGTTTTATAGCTTGGCACTTCGCCGAACTTTACTGTCCAAGGGTCGTAATCGTCAGCTGTTGAGTTCGCTACTTTTGCGCTAATCGTCTCGACTTTCTCCATGTCCTGACGAGTCGGACGCTTGTCTGCTCCAAGTAGTAATCCGATAGCTCTACCGATTGCCGATGTGACAGTATCCTCGACGAAGAACTTCTTCATGTTCACGTTATAAGTTGCCACGTTACCGAATGCGTAATCTGTAGCTGACGGATAGAGATCCTCGTATTCGCGAAAGATCTGGGCTTGGATAAGGACGTAACCCTTCTCGGCGTTAAAGTCCACGATGTTCGTCTGGACTCTAGCTGTAGGGTGTGTCAACCATAGGCGGGCAATTCTGGCCGCTACGTCTTCGTAATTGTCTAAGAAGCTCATTAGCGCACGTCCTTAGCTGCGTGACGTGATACAGCTCGACCGCGCTTAAAGCCTTCTCGCTGGCCTTCCCTGTAACCGACCGAATAGCTCATAGCTGCCCACAGAATGCCCGCTATACCCATGAGAACGAATAGTCCTAGTTCACTTGATGTCATTACTTGCTCCCGATACTGGGAGCGACGTTCGCGCTCCCGAAGTAAAGAGTGAAGCAAGAACGCGTCTAGGTCAAGATTCCCGCTTATCTGTCGGCGTGTCGATTGGTGTTTTCGGCTTGGACTTTAATCCGTTACCAGCAAGAACTCCGCCTAGTGATCCAGTTAAGAAGATTGCCAGAGTCTTTAGAAGATCAATAAATGCTGCATCGTTTGGAGCTTGATTACCGATCGGCTGAGTAACGAAGATAAGCGCGTAAGTAATTCCGAGAGTAACAATTAAGAAGACAGCCGCTAAGGTCGATCCGATTATGAGGATAAGAGTCGCGTGGACTTCTTCTGGGCTACGGCGACGGGCTGGGCTGTGGAGCTTCTTCTCCAAGGACGTCGCTAGTACACGTTCCAGTAGGGACGCACTGTGGCTCTTGGCATTCTGGCTTCGACCAGTTCTCGTATTCTTGGCATTCATAGCGAATCCAGCCCTGATAACCACAGGCAGAAAGCCCGACCGAAAGGACTAAGGCCAGACTTCCCGCCAGTAGTTTCCGAGTCACTTCCCCTGTAACCCGAAAGCTGCATCTTTAGGATTTAGCCAGCGTAGAACGACAGGCAGAACAGCGGCCGCGCCAGCTGTAAGAATTGCCTTTGGATCTGTCACTCCAGCCATGTAAACCGCAATACCCGCAGCTAAGAAGCTACGCGCCCAGCTTGCGAGTAACGCTTTTAAGTTTTCCATCTTTCTTCTCCTTAATCTTCGGCTTCGCTGCCGATTGAGTAGGTACTTCGACGATCGGATAATCGCCAGCATAAGCCACGAACTTAGGACGTCCGAAGCCTACGATCTCTTTACCGCTCCCAAATGCCCGCTCCTTAATCATGACCATTCCGCCGTTACGCTGATCGCCAGTCCCCGAAGTGTTTCCCTCGATGGTAATTACCGACTTCGGCTTAACTCCGACGACGATTCCGATGTGGCTAATACGATCGACGCCATCATGCGGAAAGTCCATAAATGCAAGATCGCCGATCTTAGGCTCTAGCTCTACCCAGCGACTTACTTCTTTAAGCTTATGCGCTCCCGCAGCTGTTGAGACCATAGATGGGAGCTTTACGCCCGCTTCATGGAATACCCAATTACAGAACGATCCGCACCATGGAAGACCGTCGGCCTTAGTAAACTTTCCGTACTTTGTAAGATTGTCGCCTTCTTCGATTGTTCCGACTTCTGCCAGAGCTACTGCGACGACTGCGGCAGCTGTGCCGATTGGGTAAGTCATGAGATAAGTAGCTTTGCTTCGGCTGGCGTAAGACCAAGGCGATCTAGAACCGCTTGCTTAGCTTGTGCTTTTGCGATCTTTTCCGCAGCTAAATCGGCTTGGGCTTTAGTGTCGATTTCGGCTTGCTTAATTTCTGCGGCCGTTTGTGGACGCTCGATAATTTCGCCTGTCTCTGCATTATGTTCGATTACTGTAGACATTAGATTCCTCTCAAAACGTAAGTACCGCCGTTAAATGTTGCTGATCCATCTAGACGAATCTGGACAGATGTAATAGCCGTAGTGTTATTAAATCCATGTGCACCGACCCACGCGTTATCTGTTTGATTCCATTGACCGCGAATAGTCTTTCTTTGTGTGTCGGCATAATTGTCTACTTCGATAAACATCGAATTAGAGACTGAAGTAGTCGGGACAGTTTCGTTCTCGAACATAGGATAGACGCCTGTCTTTCCTGAATAAGTTGTGATAACTGTTTGATGAGAAGAAATTGCTACGCCTTCGTATAATGTGCCAGAGTTAGAATTAAAGCGAACGGTTAAATGAGTTCCGCCTGTTGCGCTTTGTGGAGCAACTATCTCTAGTCTTAAAGTCTGATAACCAGATGAGAAAGATCCGATCGATACTTCTGTTCCGCTAAGGTTTCCACTAGCTAAAGTCGCCCAGCGACGAGCGACATAAGATAAACCTGTCGCAGCTGTGGAGTCTGCCTGTAGTAAAAATGAATTAGAACCTACAGCCAGACGAGCGTCTGCTGTGGAATAAGTGTAGAGATCGCCTTTAGTCGTAAGTGGAGATCCAGCAGCTGCGCCCCACACGAAGTCCATGTCGGTGTTAGAGTTCTTTTTTAACAGCTGGCCAGTAGTGCCGCCTTTAAGATCTACTAACGAAGCGTCGATGGAATCGCCAAGTGTCTCGATTGCTGTCGCGCCGTCTTTTACTAAGTCGGTCGAAGTCGGAACGACCCAGCCGAAGTTAGGCGTAGTGGTTGCCATGTTTTCTCCTTTTCTATGCGACTACTGTCGCTTCTAACCAAGTAAGTGTAGGGCTAAGAGTGTTCCATCTTTCGGAAGCGGGTACGTCATTCCAGCGGAACGCGTCGAGTGAGTAAGCGATTGGCGTCACGTAAAGATCGATAGCCAGAGAGTTATAGCCAGCTGAGAATCTCCAGCCCTCGACGAAGCCTTGGAAGTTTGTCCCCATGTTTATAGGCAAGTCCGAGATGTTTACGGGCATTCCCATAAAGACGCCGATAAGCGAATTTCTGTCTGAGTCGCTTACGTTAGGGCTACCTAGTGGAAAGCGAATAGACTCGAAGTTAGCTCTTGGATAGGCGCGCAGAGCTAAATAAAAGTTCGCTTGGCTAGTTGCGTCTACTCCGTTTTCTAAGGTCGTAACGATGTTCTGAGCTAAAGAGCCATAAGTCGCAATAGAAGCCGAATCGCTAGCTGTATGTTGATCTCCGTTTTTATACGTAATAGTTACTTGATTACGGACGTCTCCAGCTCGCGTAGAGATTTGTAGACCGTTGCTGTAAGCCTCGTTAGCGGAAAGTTCTACATAACCGTTCGTGGCTAGATAAGTGCCTCTTCTAGTACTGTCCGCGTACCCGATTCGGCCTTCGGAATCCTCATAGATGTAACCAAGTCCAGAAGTAGCTAAGGCTGCGACTAAAGAATAAGCGTCTGTAACATCGCTCGTTCTAGCTGTTAGCTCGTAATTACCAGGAGTATCGATCTGACCTACTCCACTGTTTTCTGCGTTAGCCCATGTCGTAGTCGCTGTGTAATCTTCCCAGTGAAGAGCGGCTGGAACTTCGTTCCAAGCTCCGTAAAGAATGCCATCTAAAACATCGAGAATCTGATCACCCTCGAAGTCTTTAGATAGGACTCCTTCTGTAAGAACTTTTGGAAGACGTGAAAGCGCGCCTAAAGCTGTGAGATTAATCGTCTGGACTAGACCGCCTGTTCCAGACTGCTCGATAGTCGTAACGATGTCTGTAACGCTGCCGCCGAAGATGGCCACTGGAGTAGCTGTGGAGTTTTGTACAAAAACGGTTAGGCCTGAGTTAATGGCTACAGTTATAGCCGCACCGTCAAGATTGAGAATGGATAAATTACAGTAACCCGCTACCGCTTGCTGATAGATGTCGCGTCGACCAGATTCGACGGTGAGATTTGCGAGAGTAACGTTCCTATACTCGACTCCATCGATGAGAACGCTCCAGACTGGAGTCCATTGGGTCATGGAATGAGTAACCCTGCTCCGCCAGTTCCGCGGGCTTGGGACTTGTTAAGTACATCGATGATCGTTCTAGCTGCCGATTCTGGATCGCCCACGACGCCCATGTTTATCGTAATTCGTTCGGCTGTGGTAAGTCCGCCAGTAGCGGCAACTCTGGCAGCTGCGGCAGCTTCTCGCTCTGTTCTTAGTCTTTCGGTTTCGGCTACAAGTGAGTTTTTACGTAAGATTGCAGCTTGCATTCCACCGGAGAATAGTTCTAGCGGCGCGCCCGTAAAAGTGCGTGGATCGCCATTTGGATCGTAGAAGAGATTCTGCTTTCCACTTGTTACGCCACTTGTTACAGGCGGCGTTACTGGGACGACTGGCGGAATAAAAGTACTAGCTTTTAATCCCTTGGAATTGTCTGCGCCGCCGAAGAAGAACTGCGACACAGGATTATTCTTAATAAAGTTCACGAACTCTTTAAGCTTGTCGATCGTGTCTGAGATAAATCCGACTAACTTTGAAAAGCCAGTAACCAGTCCCGCCACGATAAAGCCGATAGCTTCTAGCGCGATCTTAAAAGCACCGCCCAGAAGCGGAGCTAGATTATCTTTAATAAAAGTCCAGATAGATTTGAGAAGATCGAAGAATGGCTTTAATTCTTCCGAATTAGCAGAGACGGCGTTCTTAATAGTCGTAAAGGCTTTTGCGAATCCTTCGAGAATAGGCTTGGCAATAGAAGCCAAGGCTGGCAAGAACTCTTCTACGATGAATCGATAATAAGCTGTAAGAATCGGTAGTACGTCTTCTTTAATTACCTTAAAGATTGCTCCGAATGCTGGCCCGAGCGATTCGGATAATCCAGCGGCGAAGTTCTGTATCGCTGGAATGCCTTTATCGACGAAGCTGGAGATTAATGGAGTAATCGCGTCAAGGACATAAGAACCGACTGTCTCCTTCGCCTCATCGAATGCAACAGTAAGACGAGCCATCTTTCCTTGGAATGTGTCCGCTTGCTTAGAAGCTTGACCCTCGAAAGTCTGAGCTAGAGAAGCTGTTATCTGCTCCATCGACATAGTTTTAAGCTGAGCCGAAGTAAGTCCTACGCCTAACTTTCCGAGCGCGGCTGTATTACCTTCCGCGGCCTTAGCCATGGCGTTCGTGACTGCTTCGAGCGATTTACCACTTCCAGCGGCGACATCGATGGCTACAGCTTGGAGTCTCTGGGCTTGGTCTACATCTTTCGTAGCTCGGACGAGTCGATCTAGCGATGGTCGCAGCTGATCGTCTGTTAATCCTGTAAGAAGCGATGTCTTAGTTATCTGATCTTCTACAGCTTTAATCTGGCTATTAGTAGCTCCTGTAACGTTGCCTAAAGTCGTAGCTAGTTTCGCCTGAGCTGCTTCGTCTGCGATCGCTGACTTGACGCCATCTACTAAAAGCTTTCCAGCATAGGCCGCAGCTGCCGCGCCAGCTAGAGCGAAAGCTGCTCCAGCCTTTTTAGCAAAGTCGCCTACTCTAGTTCCGAAGCCTTCGACTTCATTCTGTGCGCCTTTAACGCCCTTTTTTAATTCGTCAAAGTCCGCGTCGAAAGTTATTTTTACTTTTGGAATGCCAGCCATTACGCGAGTCCCTTGCTCTTAATTACAGCCTGAATGATGTCTATGTATTCTTTAGCGACGATCGGCGTGTAATAGTCGACAGCTGGCGCGATCCAGTAACCGCGTTTATTACGTGGAGCCTTAAATCTGTCTGTGTAGGCGCGTCCGAGCGAATCTGTGCCTCGACCGCCGCCGTATTCTGTTCCCCATAGAAGCGCACCCGCTGGAGCTGCATTCTGGCGAACTTTGTTCCCTTTACCGCTTTTTGATGATTCTCCGCCGTACTTTCGACCGACTTTCTTCGGGCCACCGATGTCGACTCGAATAAGTCGATCTCGTTTAGCTACGATTGTCTGAGCTACGAGTTTAGTCTGTGGGGCTGGCGCGCCTTGTGCGCTCATCATAAGCTGGCCAGCCAGACGCTTAGATAGTGGAAGAGCTGCGTCGCGAACTTCGTTCTGTGTTTCTTTATCTAAAAGATTAAGCGTCTGAATCAAGTTTTTAAGCGCGGCTGGCTCGACTTCTATCGAGTAGACGCCCTTCTTACTTGCCATTCTTTCGCTCCAGAATCTCGATCGCTGTAAGTATGTCTTCCGCCGTCTGCCACTCGCTCATCGGGATT